CGTTCGGCTCAACACACTCCGATATTCTGACTGTAGGTACTACGCTTACTTTTAACGGTGTTAATCTAATTGAAGACCATTTCGCTGTAGGCGATAAGGTTCTTTCTCTTGGAGAAACACGTTACATTGTAGCGATTGACACAGTAAACCAAGAAGCAACACTTAACGCCGCTTTCACCGCTGATATTGCATCAGGTGGAGCATCTGTTGAGTGGAAATATGCCGACCAATTTGATGGCGCTCCTGGCACATCAACTTACGTTGCCAACGCTGGCGGTTCTCAAGATGAAATGCACATTATCATCGTAGACGCAACTGGCGCACTAACTGGCACAGTCGGTACAGTCCTAGAGAAGTATGCATTTGTATCAAAAGCAGGTAATGCTAAATCTGATACTGGTGCAAACAACTACTATGCTGATGTTATCAACCAGTCTTCTGATTATCTTTGGTTTATTGACCACGAGACTAAACAGTCTACTTGGGGTAATGATGCCGCTGGTACAGCATTCAATGCGACACCTCTCGACAACACTGCACTCAATCACACCTTCAATGGTGGTACTGATGGTGTTACGATTGCTGACGCAGATAAAATTCGTGGTTACGAATTGTTCAAAAATGCTGACATTGTTGATGTATCCTTGCTATTGGGTGCCGATGCAAACCAGACTGTAGCACTAAAACTTATTGAGATTGCAGAGTCCCGTAAAGACTGTGTTGCTTTCTTGTCACCTGAATTGGCAGATTGTGTCAACAACGGTGGTAACGAAGTAGAAGACATTGTTGCATATCGCAATACACTAACATCAAGTTCATACGCTTTCCTTGACGGTTCATGGAAGTATATGTACGACAAGTATAACGACAAATATCGTTGGGTACCGATGAATGCTGATACAGCAGGTCTATGTGTTCGCACAGACCAGCAACGTGACCCATGGTTCTCACCTGCAGGGCTTAACAGAGGTCAAATCCTCAACATTGTCAAGCCATCTTGGAACCCAGATAAGACAGACCGTGACGCACTCTACAAGAATGGTATCAACCCGATTGTAGCGTTCCCTGGTGACGGCACTGTATTGTTTGGTGATAAGACACTACAAGCGAAGCCAAGTGCATTTGACCGCATTAACGTGCGCCGTCTATTCATTGTACTTGAGAAAGCAATCGCAACTGCGGCGAAATACTCATTGTTCGAATTTAACGATGAATTCACTCGCAACAGTTTCGTATCTCTTGTAGCGCCATTCCTAAGAGATGTTCAAGGTCGCCGTGGTATCTACGACTTCCGAGTTGTGTGTGATGAAACAAACAACACTGGACAAGTCATCGATTCCAACCAATTCGTTGGTGATATCTACATCAAGCCTGCCCGTTCAATCAACTTTATTCAGTTGAACTTTGTAGCGGTCAGAACTGGCGTAGACTTCTCCGAAGTTGTCGGTAACTTTTAACGGATAATCTAGGAGAAAAAACATGGCTTTTAATATTTCTGACTTCAAATCAAGACTAAATCTTGGTGGAGCAAGAGCAAACCTCTTTGATGTGCAAGTATCAAACCCGTTCGGCGGCGATGATAAATTCACTTTCACATGTAAAGCGGCACAACTTCCTGCTTCAACTGTAGGTCTAGTTGAAACTTTCTACTTTGGTAGACAAGTGAAAATGGCTGGTGACAGAACATTCGCAGAATGGACCGTTACTATCCTTAATGACGAAGACTTCACTGTTCGTAACGCAATGGAATCATGGATGAACTCCATGAACACCCACAATGGCAACCTAGAAGTTGCTGGTGGTGCCAGCGGTTACAAGCGTGACGCAACTGTTCGCCAATATGGTAAGGCTGGTAATACACTGAAGGAATACACATTCCAAGGTCTATTCCCAACTGAAGTGTCTACTATTGACCTTGACTGGTCAACAAATGATGCGATTGAAGAGTTTACAGTTACATTCCAGTATGACCTCTGGACATCTAACTCAGTCTCTTAAATTGAAAAAATAGGGTCCTGGTGGGGTGTTCTAAATAGTATGAACGCTCCACCAATACCCATTACGGTTATTATGCAAAGGTAGAAAATAGATATGGCAATAAATTTATTCGGTTTCACCATAAAACGTCAGGACGATGATGTTGACAACACTCCTTCGTTTGTTCCAGAAACAAATGATGACGGTGCTGTTGATATTTCTGGTGCTGGTGCTTATGGCACATACTTTGACCTAGAGGGCTCAGTTCGTTCCGAGAATGAATTGGTTACCCGCTATCGTGAAATGTCGTTGACACCCGAATGTGAGTTGGCGATTGATGACATTATCAATGAAGCAATCAACACGGATGAAATGGAACAATCCGTTAGTGCTAGACTGGACAAACTAAAACTTTCAGATGGCATTAAAACTAAAATCCGTAACGAATTTTCAGAAGTTTTGAGACTACTCGACTTCGACAACAGCGGGTCTGATATCTTCAGACGCTGGTACGTTGATGGGCGCTTGTATTACCACAACGTAATTGATATTAACAACCCTAATAAGGGTATACAAGAACTAAGATATATCGACCCACGCACAATTAAGAAAGTGCGTGAAATTGAAGAAGATGGTCAGAATAAAGAACATCATCTCGTTAAGAAGACAAAAGAGTATTATGTCTATAACGAAAAGGGTATGAGTGAAGCACAGTCTGGTATTAAAGTAGCACCAGATAGTATCACATACGTTACCTCAGGTGTACTAGATGCACAGAGAAAGATGGTTCTCTCACATCTTCATAAAGCAATTAAGCCTCTTAACCAGTTGAGAATGGTTGAAGATGCTGTCGTAATTTACAGATTGTCTCGTGCGCCAGAACGTAGAATTTTCTACATTGACGTTGGTAACTTGCCTAAGGGTAAAGCCGAAGCGTACTTGAGAGACACAATGCAGAGATACAAGAATAAACTTGTGTATGATGCAAACACTGGTGAAATTCGAGATGACAAAAAACATATGTCAATGCTTGAAGATTACTGGTTGCCTCGAAGAGAGGGTGGTAGAGGTACTGAAATCTCTACACTACCTGGAGGTTCAAATCTTGGCGAGATGGATGACGTTATCTATTTCCAAAAGAAACTATACAAGTCGTTGAATGTTCCATCTTCACGTTTGGAATCTGAAAACGCATTTACGATGGGTAGAGCCAGTGAAATCACTAGAGATGAAGTGAAGTTTGCTAGATTTATTGCTAAGTTGCGCAAACGCTTTACACATCTTTTTGATGACTTGCTTAGAAAGCAACTTATTCTAAAGAGTATCATTTCACCAGAAGACTGGGATGGTATGAAAGAGAATATTTTCTATGATTTCTTGCAGGATACATATTTTGCAGAACTTAAAGAAGCCGAAATTATTAGAGAGCGTTTAGGTCTATTGAATGAGATTGACCAATACTCTGGTAAGTATTTCAGCAAGAAATGGGTTCAAACAAATATTCTGCAAATGCACGAGGACGAACAAGAAGCCATGCAGTCTGAAATTGAAGACGAAATTAAGAGTGGTGAATTACCAGACCCGGCAGAGCAAGACGATAATTTTTAAGGAGAAGATAAATGTCTACAACATCTGAACTAATCAAGCACGCCGAAAGTGGCGATGCAGTAAAAATGAAAGACACACTAGAAGCAATTCTTGCTCGTAAGGCATATGATGCCCTAGAAGGCAAACGCCAAGAAGTTGCTAAAAACCTAGTTCGTAGTGCAAAGACTAATAACGAAGAATAGGAACCAGAGCAATGGCGAACAAACTTAAAGATATCAAGTCACAATTCAAATCTCTTGTAAAGGAATCAGAGACTGGTTTCGAACCTCTTTCTGACACCGATGTAGAAGATGCAGTTGTGATTGATAACATCGACCTTATGGATATTGAGGGCGATGACCTTTTTGATGTTGCAGAAGCGAAGGTTCGCCGTGTTGAAGATACTCAGTTCACTAACAAAGAGAGTGAAGGTCTAAAAGGTCCTTTCAAATCTGTTAGAAATCATGTTTACTACTACGATGAGAGTGTTAAGAAACTCTATGATGCTATCAATGAACAGTATGTTGATACTCAGGAATCCTATCGTGTAACGACTATTAATCAGAAAAATCAACTAGAAGTTTTCAATTATGGTCGCAAAGATTTTGCTGAAAAAAGACTTGCTCGTGTTAGAGAAGAAGGTGGTAAAGGCTACATTCTTAAAGACGCTAGAGTTACAAGTACATTGAACACGGAAGCATCAAAATACAAACTTTATCATAACTCTTACTCAGATGCTATGCAACACGCATACTCACAAGCAGAGAAGCAGGGTTATGAAGTAGACATGGATGACGTAGACCGCAAAGTAGCAACGGGTCCAAAGAAACCCAGTAAAGGTAAAACGAACTCATTCTCAATCAAACTAAACAAAGGCGGCAAGCCCCAAAAGAAAGCACTTCAGGTGCAAGTCTATGGTATGGACAACGGCAAGTACGAATTGAACATGTATATTGAGGGTGTAGAATATTCACTCGTTAAAGAAGAAAAAGTCCTTGACACTATCAAATCCATTGTAAAAAACAAATCTGCAAACGCAGTAAAATTCGATGACAAGAAGTCATTGAAGGTAGATATGCAAACAGCAAATGTATTGTTGAAAGTATATGATGCTCTAAATCCAGACAATAAGAAAAAAGTTGAAGCAATGATGAATAAAGATAAAGCATCTTTTATGAAAATCGTTGACTTTGCTTGGAAGTCGGTTAAGTAATATGAGTATCGAAGCCAGAAACATCGTTGAAGCACTATTCGAAGAAGATGCAAATCTCCTTAAGGATGCGATTGTTTCGGCACTAAATAGTAGAAAGCAACAAGCATTGGAATCATTCAAAAGTGAATATGCTGATGAACTGCTTTTTGACGAAGAGATTGAAGATGAAGAACTTGATGAAGCGAAATCTGCAACTGGAAAACGACTTGCAAAGGTAAGCAGAATTCGTGGAGGCGTTGTTCAAAGACGTAAGACTGTAACACAGAAAAAGGGTTACAAGATTGTCGGTGGCAAAGTCAAAAGAATGTCTCCCTTGGAGCGTAAGCGCAGAGCAATGTCTCAGAAAAAGGCGGCTCGTAAACGTAGGGGTACAATGGCACGTTCATTGAAGAAAAGAGCAAGGTCACTTAGAATAAGAAAGTCAAGGGGACTATAAATGAAACTTATTTCAGAACAAGTAGAAGATGTAAAGTACATCGTAGAAGCCAAAGAAGACGGTAAGAAAAACGTCTTCATTGCCTCTGTATTAATTTTCAATATTTCAAATCTTCTTTTTCCT